TGTCCTTCGTTTCCAAGATTTTGTTAAGATAAATGTTGAGACTTTTCTCAATCCAACGAATAGACAATTGGCCAGATGTAGTAATTGCAGTGGCAACCAGCAAATCAAAATAACGAAACCAATTGTTACCAATAGCACCATATGCGCTGTTAAGAGAAATCTTCTTCGCCATTTGGATGTTGTTGTATCGGGCAATGTCTTTAAGTAGAGACTTTTCCCCAGTGTTTTCATACTCTTGTTGAGCGTCGAGCATAAGTCTTTTATATTTGACACGATCATTGTATATACCTTCCATTAATTCTGGCAGAAACCCACGTTTGTCTTTACGAAAGAGCGCACCATTCGGTGTCATACAATAATCAGTGTCATTCTCGACCCCACCCTCTTCTAGAATTTTATCTACCATTCCCTCTACAGGTTTGATGTTGCCATTCACCAATGTCTCAGGTGAAATATTGTATTGAATAATTAAATGTGGGTAGAGCGAGTTCAAGTCAAACGACATAACCCAGTTGTGCATACCCACCTGTGGGTCTTTTACATAAGCACCTTCAAACTTTTCTACCTTCTTATTATCTGACTTTTGAGGAATCACGATGTTCCTTTCACGCAGATAGTTATAAATTAGAATGTCCCAGTAACGCACTGTGCCAAGAACATCTGTGAAGTTTACCTTTGCATCATATGCCATCGTTAATGCAAGCTCAATCAGCTTCATCTTGTCTTCTAGCTTATCAACAATCTCAACATCTTGAATATTGTACTCAATGAACGACTGATAGTCTTTGGTGTACCACTCACGAAATGTTTCATATGGATTACCATCCTTACGTTCACCAAGCTCCACAAAAGCAATGTGGTCAAGAGTGTATCGTTCCTGATTAACATATGTAAATTTACGATAAAGATCAAAATAATCTAGTGCAGAAATACCGTCAAGAGTGTATGTTTGATGAGTCCTGCCCATCTTGTAAACATCACGGGAAAATACATTTCCCCAAGGCGACAGACGTTTTATCTCTTCTTCGTCAAAGACATTACGAATACGATTGACCAGATAGGGAATATCGAAGAATTCAGTGTTCCATCCGGTCACAATATCAGGTGTGTTATTTTCCCAGAATGATATGAACTCTTGTAACAGATGCACTTCACTTTCACACATTCTATAGTTTACATCATCACGATAATTTTGGAACTCACCAATGCCCCACACCTTAATATCTTTAGTCTGGTGGTTCTTAATAGTGATGGACAGCATAGGTTCTGCTGCATCTTCTGGTTTGGGGAATCCGTTTTCACACTCCACCTCAATATCGATGGTGTACATAAGCATTTGATCCAAATCCCATGCAACACGATTAGGATATTCATCAGCAATCCAGCAATAAGAATATTGTGTATTACCAAAAACTACATTTTGATTTTCACTATTAGAAATCCATTGTTTGGCTTCTTTAATTGAATCTAATTTATGGGGAAGAACATTTTTACCATCTAGCGTTTTATATCCAGTTTCCTCACGGCCATTAAATATATCAAAAAGTGTGGGTTCATATTTGACTCTACGAGTCGTGCGCTCTCCATCCTTAACCTCACGGACAAGAATAGAATTACCGTATTGCAATACGTTTGTGTAGAAGTTCATTATAAGATTATAACACCTTGGTAGTTATTTGTCAAGGACATATTTGGTAGTAACAACATATTTTCTTTGAGGATTCACCATAACATTCATTCTGTTCATTGTGAATCTATTTAATAGAATATCTGAGCCCATTTCACTTCTGTCATTTAATCCAAACATAACATCTTTATAAACTGAACCAGCAAATTCCATATCCATTTTAATCACCGGCCGCTGATCTTCACCACCACCTGTATCTACTTCATATGTTTTTATTAAATTTGTAGTTATTGTTTTTTCATTAAGAGCGAAAGTAATTTTCTTTCCATTAATATTAATGTCTTCAGCATGAAGCACTGACAATACAGAATTGCCAGTATCAAATTTAGCAACCATTTCATTAAATGGTTCTATAGAAACAACTTCTTCGTACCCACATTGTGTAGGCACTGTATTACGAACAGCTGGATTTCTAAAGTGTGTTAAAATATCCTTTACAATATTTTTATTATTTGCTTCCTCAATACCCTCTGTTCCTGGCGAACTATTCACTTCTAAAATATATGGGGGAATTGTTTTAGGATTTTTAGATGCAATAAAGTCAACAGCAGTTAGCATTCCATCTAAAGCTTTAGATGCAAGCAAAGATTGCTCTATTTCTAATTCTGTTAACTTATATGGTTTTACCTTTGAGCCCTGTGAAAAGTTTGACCTAAAATCACCATCCACAACTTCTCTTTGCATTGTAGCAATTACCTTACCGCCAAGAACAATTACCCGAACATCAAAGTCCGTTTTAATATATTCTTGAATAAGCAAGTCTGCACTAGAATCTGTTTTATACATCAACTGTACAATAGAAGTCAATGCTCGTTCTGATTCAATGAAAAGAACACCAACACCCTTAGAACCCCGTAAAGTTTTTAGTATGATAGGAAACTTAGTATCTAGATTATTAATAGCAGTTTCTAGTGTTTCTTCATCAGGAATTAGTTCTGTTTTTGGTTGTGTTAGTCCATAATCTTTTAGCTTAATATATGTACGATACTTATCAGCAGCTGTAGAAATAGTAGTTCTATTATTAACAACACATATACCAATCTTTTCTAATTCAGAAATAATATTTAGAGCGCTATCCTTGGTTGGTGTGCCTCGTATAAAAACAACGGTATTATCTCTAGAAATTTCAAATCCTTTTTCATCACCAAGTTCATGAAGACTATATGTCCCATCATTAAACTCAATATGAGAACCATTTATACCAACAACATAATTAGATAAACCAAGTTTATCTGCCTCTTCTTTTATGCGTTTTGAAGTAATTGCTTTATCGCCATGCTCAACTGAAAGAACCACAACTTTATAATCTTCATTTTTGGCTTCTGTGATGAATGACTTAAATTGTTCCATTATACTTCTTTTTTCTTTCCAATGTTATATTTAGTTTCAAGGGTCCAATCATCTTTTTCACGAAATGATAGTACTTTGATTTGACTAAGTGGAGCTACTTCAGATGAATCTCCAATAACATTGATCAATCCCCAATCCTTTAATAGATTAGCAATTGTATTTCTTCTTGCAATATCATTTTCGGATAAATTAGTATTCTTTCCATCAAGTGCAAACAACTCTTTAAAATGTACAATGAAGTATCTACCTTGTTTATGCAATATGTGACAAGACTGATACAATTTTCTCTCTTTACGAGAGGCCACTCCAATTCGTGATAAAGTTTCTCTCACCTTTAGGAAGTCATCAGGTTCTTTCAAACCTATTTCTAACATATGCTCCTGTGTCCATTTAATATCATCCATCTTTTCCACCTTTATATAATTTTCTTTTTATAGCAGAAATTTGTTCATCAGTCAATATATCAAGAGCGGATTTTGCTTTTTCATTACTATAACCATAATACTCTTTAACATACTCTAGATTCTCTAATTTCATCGCCTTCAGCCAAGGGGTGTACCTTTTTCTTGGTCTTAGACTATTTATCAAAAAATCAAACTGGAGTTTCTTATCTAAATGTGGTAGTTGATTAATCTCATTCACCAACATAACAGTATCAGGGAATGGAGCAACGCATTTATTGACGATAAATGGGGGATATTTTTTCTCCCAATCTTCATCTTCTGTATCAAGCAAGTTTTCTTTTGTGTGATTTACCGCATTAAGATAATCTTTCAACTCATACATTAGTCAGCAAATCCTTCACCCTTACGGAAGTGCGAAAGGCGATGGCAAAATACTGCCCACCACAACGCAATCCAACTATCTGCTTTATACGTTCCACTTTTAACTTTCAATTCATACATTATATGCTTCTTCCCAAGTCATCATGCTCTTTGAAGATATGTCTTCTTCATTTGCACTATTTAATAGAATTAGATCATTTCTTAATAATTCATTCTCTTCTTTATATATACCACCAAGTCTAGGGGAAGGAAGAAAACAAAATATTGCTGCAATAGCTTCAGCATGTTCACCTATTAATTGGCAAACAGCATTCCTATCCACAGTCATCTTTGGTTTAAAATATGTTGTTCCATATACAGAATGAAATAATCCA